GTAGACTACTTAAATCAATTACCTGCCTCCTTTCGTGAAAAACTTCCAGGCGATCTACTCATAGAAAATGAGTTTCAGCCAACAAATAGAAACTTTCTCACAGGGAATAAGTTTATATTTGTTATGAATCGATTGCCTTCTATGATGTTCTTTTGTCAAAGAGCAAACATACCGTCAATTGGTTTTGGTCAATCAGTACAATCGAATCCAACATCAATTAATATTAACAGGCCTGGAACTCAATTAGTATACGAAGATCTACAGATTGGATTTTCTGTTGATGAGGAAATGACAAACTGGAGAGAAATACACAATTGGTTAATTAATCTAGGCACATACGATGGTATGTCTGACCGATTAATAGAAAAGCAAAAAACATCAATGGCAGGTTTATATGTTTTAAATAGTGCATATAAACCAATAGTGACTTTTAAATTTTATGATGTCTATCCAGTTAGTCTATCTGGTTTGGATTTTGATGTTTCTATTCAAGATGTAGATAATCTAATGTCTACTGCTACATTTTCATACACATATTATGAAGTAGTAAAAGAAGACTTATATTGATATTTGTGGTATAATTAAAGTATGAGCATAAAACTTAGCGATATTAAAATAATGATTGAACAGGATATGAAAATCGATTCAACTTCTCTTGATAGAGAAAGTTTGAATGTACCTCAACTACACAACAAATACTTGTGTATATTGATGGACGAAAAACTCATATTAAAAAAGTTTGAATCAGATCTTGCAGTTCTTAAGAAAAACAAATGGTTATACTATTCTGGTAAAATGTCAGAAGAGCAATTAACTAAATTGGGATGGGAAGCGTTTGATCTTTCAATACTTCGAGTAGATCTAGACAAATTCATCGAGAGTGATTCTGATGTTATTCCTCTATGCAATAAAGTCGATCTACAAAGAGAAAAAATAAATTATCTAGAAAGTACAGTCAAATCCATAAGCAATCGTATATGGAATATTCGTGCTGCCATAGATTGGGTTAAGTTCACGCAGGGACAATGATTACAATTAACGAACTAGATTCCGTCAATGTTAAAATTGATTGCGACCGTTCGGTTGCAAAAGAATTAAGTTCGTTTTTTACTTTTACTGTTCCTAATTTTAAATTTACCCCTGCATATAGAAATAAAGTATGGGACGGAAAAATTAGATTATTTAATAGTTTAACACACACCATATATGCAGGACTATTAGATTATATTTTTAAATTTGCAGAAGAACGAAATTACAAAGTAGAATTTAATCCAAAACCAAAACAAATAATAAAACAAGAAGATATAGATTCTTTTATAAAAACAACAACATGTTATTCAGGCGGAAGTGCCATTACTCCACATGAACACCAAATAGAAGCAGTAAAACATGCACTGAATAAACAAAGAACTCTTCTGATATCGCCAACTGGTAGTGGTAAGTCTTTGATTATCTACATGCTAATTAGATGTTTAGAAAAAATAATACCAGAGAATAAACAAATACTAGTAGTAGTTCCAACTACTGGTCTTGTTGCCCAGATGTTCAACGACTTTAAAGATTATTCCAACAAAGACGGATTTATCAAAAAATGTCATGTGGTATATTCTGGACAAGACAAACAAACAAATAAAAAAGTAATCATTTCAACATGGCAAAGTATTTACAAAATGAAAGAAGACTTTTTTAAGAACATATATTGTGTGTTTGGTGATGAGTGTCATTTATTTAAAGCAAAATCATTGACCACGCTCATGTCTAAGATGAAAGACTGTCCATATAGAATTGGAACAACAGGTACATTAGACGGAACTCATGTTCATAAATTAGTTGTAGAAGGTTTATTTGGGCCAGTCTATAATGTCACTTCAACCAAATCTCTTATAGACAAAAATCTTCTTTCTAATCTAAAGATCAAATGTTTATTGCTTGAATACACAAAAGAAGAAATAGATGAAATTAAAAAAGCAAAATACATTGATGAGATTCAATGGTTGGTTGCAAATGAAAGTAGAAATAAATTTATAGTAAACTTATGCTGCCATCTTAAAGGAAATACTTTAGTACTATTTAATTATGTTGATAAGCACGGAAAACCGTTATACGAAGAAATTAAAAAGAATTGCAACAAGTCCTGTTTCTTCATATATGGTGGTACAGAAGCATCTGAACGAGAAGATATAAGACAAATAGTAAATAATCAAACCGATAGCATCTTGGTTGCTTCATACGGAACATGTTCTACGGGTATAAATATTAAGAACATACACAACATTGTATTTGTTTCGCCATCTAAATCAGTAGTAAGAGTGTTACAATCTATCGGAAGAGGATTAAGAAAAAGCGACACCAAAGATAAAGTGACAATATACGATATTGGTGATGATCTCCGATATAAAAAATACAGAAACCATGCGCTCCGTCACATGGATGAACGCATAGACATATATACTAATGAGAAGTTCTTATATAATCTTACAAAGATACGCCTGGAGGAATTAAAATGAGTTACAAAATTCTGAAATTAAAAAGTGGCGAAGAATTGATTTCTCATGTTACCGAGAAAAATAAAAGAACTATTGTTCTTACCAGACCTATGGTATTTCGTACAACCACATTAATGGATAAAATAGGAAGACCCTATGATATGACTTTGTTGAAAGATTGGTTAATACACACAACCTCTCAGCAAATAGAAATTCCTAAAACGCATATTGCTTCTATGTTAGATCCAACAGATGACACTTTTAGATTATATGATATGGAAATGAAAAGATTAGATGTTCTCTCAGAAGATAGAAAACAAATAACAGAAGAAGAAGCAAATGGCTTGCTTAAGAAATTAAACAAAAACAAAAAACCAATTACTGATGAAGAGATATTAAATCAAATATTTGGTGATTTGTTTCATGAAATGGAAGAGATGGGTTCTGATGCGTATAATAAATTACAAAGCATTGAAGAACCAATGGATCCACATATGCCATTTCCTGAAGACGAAGAAGAGATAGATTTTATAAAAAGACCAATGATTTATATTTCAATGATGCTCCCCCCGGAAGCATTAATGAATTTAATGAACGCCGGTATATTGGATCCGAAACAATTATCCAAAATAGCGAAAAAGGTCAAAAAAGATAATAAATTTACAGGGGACGAAAAAAATCACCCAAATTACGGTAATCGTTGGACTGATTGGAGTCCCGACCCTAATTCGAATGATTATACCGATCCACCCAAGAGCTCTTAAAGCTTCTTTAAAGTCTAACTATAGTTCTTCTTGATACCAGACACAGGAATTGTAATGATAGTAGTCAGCGGTGTCAAGAGAAATTCTAACAAATTTCTTGATTTCTTCTGGTGACTTGTTATAATTCGTGCATGGGTAAATTATGAAGAAAAAGAAGAAAAAACAAAATCCAGTAGTAGAAGAAGCTATCCCGGAAAAAGTAATAACAAATTTAAAACATTACATAGATAATGTTAAGTTTTGTGAAGCAATGACCGACTGGAAGCAACTTGTGCGCGCCGCAGAGGCCTGCGACGATCCTAGACCCCCTGTAAGCGATTATATTGCTGAATGTTTCGTCAAAATTGCTGAACATTTGTCTTACCGACCCAATTTTATCAATTATCCGTTCCGAGAGGATATGGTTGGGGATGGTATAGAAAATTGCCTATTATACGCGCATAACTTTGATCCTAAAAAATCAAATAATCCCTTTTCTTATTTTACCCAAATCATCTATTATGCTTTTTTGCGTAGAATAGAAAAAGAAAAGAAACAAGCATTTGTAAAATATAAAGCATTGCAAATGAATGATATGGATGGTAAATTTACTGATTGGTTGAGAGAAAACCAAGGATCCTGTACTTATAGTGAATTTATGCAAAAGACATTTTTTCTGTCGGAACAAGACATTGATAAGATGGAACCGAAAGAAAAAACAAGAAAGAAGAAGCGTAAAAAGAAAAAGACAGATAATTTTTTCGATTAAAATACAATGAAAATTGCAATTATTAATGATACCCATTTTGGGGCGAGAAACGATTCACCATTTTTTCTAGAGCATTCTTTAGAATTCTTTGAACAAATATTTTTTCCATATTTGAAAGAGAACAAAATTCATAATGTTCTCCACCTTGGCGATCTATTAGATAGACGAAAGTTTATTAACTTTAATACACTCTCTCAAGTAAGAAATAGATTTTTTGCTCCATTGGTTGAGAATAAAATCAATACTTACATAACAGTAGGCAATCATGACACTTATTATAAAAACACAAATTCATTGAACTCATTGCGTGAATTGTTTTATAATGAGAGTAATGTAATTCGTATTATTGAAAGACCCGAAGAATTAAACTTCGATGGTCTTTGCATTGGCATGGTTCCTTGGATTGCCAAAGACAATGAAACCGAATGTTTGAATTTTATAAAATCCTGTAGTTGTCCGATTGTAGTCGGACATTTTGAGATAAAAGGATTTCAAGTTATAAATGGCGTTGTGCATCCACATGGAATAACAGAAAAAGAATTCAATAGATTTGAAATGGTTTTATCTGGTCATTTTCATATGAAGCAAGAAGGTAGAAATATTCATTATCTTGGTACTCAGTATCAATTGAATTTTGGCGATGTAAATTGCGTCAAAGGATTTCATGTTTTGGATACAGATACAAGAGAATTGACATTTATTGAAAATCCAAACAAGATTTTTCATACGATAAAGTATGATGACACCACGCAAGAAACCCAACGAATATTGTCAGAAGATCCTTCTATATTTAAAAATTGTTTTATAAAGATAATAGTATCCAATAAAACAAAACCTTTTGTATTTGACAAATTTATTGATTCTCTGTATGCTGTTCCTGCACAAGAAATATCAATAATAGAAGATTATCAAGAAAAACTCATTGAGAGTGATATTGATGTTGCACAAGATACATTGAGCATAATTAACAAAGAAATAGATATACTTGAGGGTATTGAAAATAAAAGTAAATTGAAAGTTCTACTAAAAGACCTATACATGGAGAGTTTAACCTTATGAACACAAATGAAATGCAATCAAACGAAGATAGACCAAAAGTTTTTGATCCGTCCATTTATTTGCCAGGAAACGATGATATGGTTCCTGAGTACGATGAATATGGATTTCCGGCAAGAAAATCGCATAGTTACTATGTTTCCGCATATATTGCAAAAGAAAATAAATTTGCAATAAAAACTAAGTTCATCCAACCAAAAGTTTATGTAGGAAAATCAAAAATTAGTGGATTAGGTGTTTTTGCATCCGAGGACATCAAATCCGGGGACATTATTGAGGAATGTCCGGTTGTTTTGTTGGACAGTACGTTCAAAGGAAACAAGGATTGGGTATTGAATCGATATGCTTTTGCTTGGGGGTGTGGTTGTTCTATATGCGAAAAGTATGGCAATACTATGGCATTAGTTCTTGGAAATGGAATGGTATATAATCATTCTGAACAACCAAATGGATACTGGACACAAGATACTGCATTGAAATATTATACACTTCATGCATTGACTGATATCAAACAAGGTGAAGAAATTACATGGTATTATGGTGCAGGATATTCTATGCGCCTTAAAATGGAATCTAAGATGACATTTGAACGTGGCACTCCTGAAGGGTGGCCACCAAGTGGTAAGAATTTAAGAGATTCAGTTAGTGGTGGTTGTTCTTCGTGTGGAAAGAAGAATGAACCAATAGAATTGGTAAAGGAAGATTTACCGGAATCCAAACCAACTGAAGAAAAAACTGCTGAAGATTTGCTTTTCCGTTCTATGGTAGTGCCGGAGAAAATTCTAAATGATAAAGTTCAAGAAGGTACGGTTTAAAAATTTCGGATCGTTTGGTAATAATTTTACCGAACTTATTCTTGACAAAAATCCAACCACTCTTATTTGTGGTAATAATGGTAGCGGAAAATCATTTGCTTTTCTGGATTCCATTACATTTGCTCTATTTGGAAAACCTTTCAGAAAGATCAATATTCCTCAATTAGTAAATTCTGTAAACGATAAGAATTGTTTAGTTGAAATTGAATTTACTAAAGGTTCTGATGAATACTTAGTTCGTCGTGGGTTGAATCCTAAGTTATTTGAAATTCATAAGAATGGTGTTCTAGTTAATCAAGATGCAAAAAGTCTTGATTATCAAGAAGTTCTTGAAGATCAAAT